AGTGATGTATATCTTGGCAATCCTCTACTCAAAAAAGCGAATACGCAAATTGAGTTTACAGAAGAACAAATTATTGAGTTTTTAAGGTGTAAAGAAGATCCTGTTTATTTTGCTAGAAACTACATTAAGATTGTTTCTCTTGATCATGGTCTAGTTCCTTTCGAGATGTATCCATTCCAAGAAAGGTTAATTCAAAACTTCCATGACAATCGTTTCAACATTTGTAAGATGCCCCGCCAGACGGGTAAGTCTACAACTGTTGTTTCATATCTTTTACATTATGCGGTATTCAACGATAATGTAAATATCGCTATTCTGGCAAACAAAGCATCTACTGCAAGAGACCTTCTTGGAAGATTGCAACTTGCTTACGAAAACTTGCCTAAATGGATGCAACAGGGTATTATATCCTGGAATAAAGGTAGTCTAGAATTAGAAAATGGCTCCAAGATTTCATCTAACTCTACTTCTTCATCTGCTGTCCGAGGCGGATCCTATAATGTTATCTTTCTTGACGAGTTCGCTTTCATCCCGAATCACATTGCTGATGACTTCTTTGCCTCTGTTTATCCTACTATTTCTTCTGGACAAAGCACGAAAGTAATTATTGTTTCTACCCCACGTGGTATGAACCACTTCTACCGTATGTGGCACGATGCTGAGCGTGGTAGAAATGAATATATTCCCACTGATGTTCATTGGTCTGAAGTTCCAGGTAGAGATGAAAATTGGAAGGCACAGACTATTGCTAATACTTCCGAACAGCAGTTTAATGTGGAGTTTAATTGTGAATTTTTAGGATCCATTAACACTCTTATTAATCCAGCAAAACTTAAAAATCTTGTATATGATGATCCAATAAAGAGGAACGCTGGATTAGATGTTTACGAACATCCCAAAGAAGATCACAATTACTTAATGACTGTCGACGTTGCAAGGGGACTTGGCAATGATTATTCTGCATTTGTTGTTTTCGACATAACTAATTTTCCTTATAGGATTGTAGCAAAATATAAAAATAATGAAATAAAACCAATGTTATTTCCAAATATAATTAACGAAGTGGCAAGAGGATACAATAACTCTTGGTTATTGATTGAAGTTAATGATATTGGGGACCAGGTAGCAAATATTCTTCACTTTGATTTAGAGTATGACAATGTTTTAATGTGTGCTATGCGTGGTCGTGCTGGTCAGTTAGTTGGTTCTGGGTTTAGTGGAAAGAAATCTCAACTTGGAGTTAGAATGACTGCCGCAGTTAAAAAATTAGGATGTTCTAATCTAAAAACTTTATTGGAAGATGATAAGTTACTAACTGTCGATTATGACATTATATCAGAACTTACAACATTTTCACAAAGGCACAATTCTTTTGAGGCTGAAGAGGGTTGTAACGATGATTTGGCAATGTGCTTGGTTATTTTTTCTTGGTTAGTAGCACAACCATACTTTAAAGAAATGACGGACAATGATGTCCGTAAAAGAATATATGAAGAGCAAAAAAACCAAATTGAACAGGATATGGCACCTTTTGGATTTGTTTCAGATGGTTTTGATGATATTGATACATTTTTTGAACATAAAACCGGAGATAGATGGTTGTCTGCAGACTTAAAAAATCAAAATAACCCTCTAGAGGTTTGGAATTTAGATGAATATGGTGACCGTTCCTACATGTGGGATTATATGTAATGGACTTTGAAGATCAGATAGATCTGGAGCATTTACTATTCACTGAAAGAAAATGTAGGGTTTGTGGAAAAACTAAAGATCTTATTAATGACTTCTATTTGACTCACAAGGATAGAAAAGGATATCCATCATCATATTCATATGAATGTAAACAGTGTACTATGAAAAGAATTATAAGAAATAGATCTAACAAGAAGGGTGTAGTTATTTCAGAATGGCAATATCCGGATTGGTAAATTTGTTCACGTATTGTTTCCCCGTTTAAAATAATCATTTTAATAAATACTTTTAGAATAATTCGGGATAACGGAGAGTAAAGATGCCGCTAAATTTAGCATCTCCTGGAATTGTAGTAAAGGAAATTGACCTAACTATTGGTAGAGTTGGACCCTCTGCAAATATTACTGGAGCAATTGTTGGTCCTTTTGCTAAGGGCCCTGTAGATTCGCCAACCTTAGTAGAAAATGAAAATGATTTACTGCAAGTTTTCGGACAATCTTATACAACAGATAAGCAGTATGAAACTTGGTTGACTGCATCATCATACCTTGCTTATGGTGGAAATTTAAGAGTAATTAGATCGGATGACTCTGATCTAAAAAATGCTTTTGTTGGAGCAGCTTCAAGTGTAAAAATAAAGAGTTTAGATCATTATAATCAGTTAGGTTATGATGAAAACATTATTCCTGATGTAACTTTTGTTGCAAGAAATCCTGGAACTTGGGCAAATGGTATAAAGGTTGCAATCATTGATGGTAAAGCAGATCAAACTATTGGTGGAATTACTACAACAGGAATTTATGTTGGATATGGAGTAACTCAATCTTTAAGTGGAAAAATAGACTCTACTACTGGAGTTGGATTAGCACTTACAGATTATTTCTTAAAAGGAGTTGTTACAGGAATTGGTGTAAGTTTAATTGATGTAAAGATTTTAAGTAGAGTTTCTGCAGAAGGAACAGAAGTTAATGTTGACTATCAGAAGAATGGTGTATATTGTTTCACTGAAACTGGAAGTGTAGCAATTCATACTAGTGGACAATCAGTTTCCTATGGAGTAACTAGTTACACATCAGAAACTGATTGGTTTGACCAACAAACAATTACGTTAACAAATTCTACTATTAATTGGAATAATCTCGCTCCAAAACCAGTAACCTCAGCATTTGCAGAATCAAGAGGTTCAAGATTTGATGAAGTTCATGTTGTTGTAATTGATGACTTAGGAACAGTTACAGGAAATGCTGGAACAATTTTAGAAAAGCATCTAAATCTTTCTAAAGGAACTGATGCAGAATATTCAGTAGGTTCTACATCTTATTGGAGAAAGTATCTGGCAGAGAATTCGCTTTATGTATTTGGTGGAGGTGCTCCAACAGGATTAACGACAACTGGATTTGATGCTGGGGAGTTTGATTTAACAACTGATAATGGGTGGGATCAAGCAACTGAAGGAATTATATTTGGTTCTGTAGGCGCTCCTACCTACAAATTAAATGATGGTCTAAATTATGGTGGAAAAACTGGAATTACTTCAACTGGAGCATTAACTGCTACTCTTACTTCACTGAAGTCTGGATATGATTTATTCGAGAATACTGAAAACTTCCAGATTGATTTCTTATTAATGGGTTCTGCAGCATATACAAAAGAAACTGCTCAAGAACTTGCGAATAAAATTATTTCTGTAGCGGAGTTGAGGAAAGATGCAGTTGCATTTATTTCACCTTATAGAGGTTCTGCATTGACAGATACATCATCACAAACAGCAGTAAATATTAATTCTGCAGAAACTACAACAACGAATGTTTTAAGTTTCTTTGCTTCCGTTGCATCAACTACTTATGCAGTATTTGACTCCGGTTATAAGTATATGTATGATAGATTTAGCAATACCTTCAGATATGTTCCATTGAATGGTGATATTGCGGGTCTTTGCGCTAGAACCGACATTAATAATTTCCCCTGGTTCTCCCCAGCCGGAACTGCAAGAGGAGCAATCTTAAACGCAGTAAAACTTCCATACAATCCTTCCAAATCTCAAAGAGATCGTTTATATACAAATAGAATTAATCCAGTTATCTTCTCACCTGGCGCTGGAATTATTCTATTTGGTGATAGAACAGGTTATGGAAAATCATCGGCGTTTGACCGAATTAATGTTCGTCGTTTGTTCTTATACCTTGAGGAAGCAATTTCACAAGCAGCAAAAGATCAACTCTTCGAATTTAATGATGAGATTACTAGAACTAATTTTGTAAACACAATTGAACCTTTCCTTCGTGATGTTCAGGCAAAGAGAGGAATTTTTGATTATGTTGTGGTTTGCGACGAAACAAACAACACTGCAGCAGTTATTGATGCTAATGAGTTTGTTGCTGACATTTATATTAAACCATCCAGATCGATTAACTTTATCGGTCTAACCTTCATCGCCACTAAGACTGGTGTTGATTTCCAAGAAGTAATCGGCAACTTTTAATTTAGAGGTTTAAAGAACTATGGCAACCAGAAATCAAATCAATCCACCACCTTTAAGAAAGATTACTGACTTCAAAAGTAAGCTAACTGGTGGAGGTACAAGAAGCAATCTTTTTGAAGTTGTTCTCTCATTTCCAGACATTGCAAAAGTTGATTCCGAAATTCTTGACAAATCAAGATTTCTAGTCAAAGCAGCTGCTCTTCCAGCATCAAATGTATCTTCAATTGAAGTTGCATTTAGAGGTAGAACTCTTAAAGTTGCTGGAGATAGAACTTTTGAAACTTGGACTATTACAATCATTAATGACACCGATTTTTCAATTCGTTCTGCTTTTGAAAATTGGATGAATAAAATTAATCGCCTTTCCGATAATACAGGTGTTACGGATCCAGCCGCTTACCAAGCAGATGCTTTTGTTTATCAATTAGATCGTACTGGAGAAACTCTAAGAGCATATCATTTCTATGATGTTTTTCCAACTAGTGTTGGAAGTATTCCTCTTGATTATGGAAATGAAAGTATTCAAGAGTTTCCTGTTGAACTACAAGTTCACTGGTGGGAAGCGATTAAAGGTAATGCTGCAAATGCTGGTGGTGCAGACATTAACTAAATAATATATCATAACAAACTAGAATTATAAAATGGCGAGACTCTTTGGTTTTTCGATTGAAAATAAAGAAGAAAAATCCAAATCTATAATTTCCCCCGTTCCACCATCAGATGAGGACGGGGTTGATTATTATATTCAATCTGGATTTTATGGACAATATGTAGATATTGAAGGTGTCTATAGAACTGAGTTTGATTTAATGCGCCGCTACCGTGAAATGGCTTTACACCCAGAGTGTGATGGTGCAATTGAAGACGTTGTAAATGAAGCAATTGTAAGTGACTTATATGACTCTCCTGTTGAAATTGAATTAACTAATTTAAATGCTAGTGAAAAACTCAAAACAATTATTAGAAATGAGTTTAGATCTATCAAAGAAATGTTAGACTTTGATAGAAAATCGCACGAAATTTTTAGAAATTGGTATATTGATGGAAGGTTATACTATCTAAAGGTAATTGACACTAAAAAACCTGAAGAAGGGATAAAGGAGTTGAGATATATTGATCCAATGAAAATGAAACACGTTCGACAAGAAATTAGGTCGAACGATAAGGGTAATAATATCATTGGAAGTAAACTACCAAATAATATTAATTCGACAAATACAGATTTATCTTATTCGGAAATTGAAGAGTATTTTATTTACTCACCAGCACCAAATTATCCAATGGGTTCTTTGAGTGGTTCTTCAAAAGGTTCCATTAAGATTGCTAAAGACTCTATAACATATTGCACTTCCGGATTAGTTGATAGAAATAAAGGAACGGTCCTTTCATATCTCCACAAGGCAATTAAAGCTCTCAATCAATTAAGAATGATTGAAGACTCTCTTGTAATTTATAGATTATCTAGAGCACCAGAGCGTCGTATTTTTTACATTGATGTTGGAAATCTACCTAAAGTAAAGGCAGAACAATATTTGAAAGAAGTTATGAGTCGTTATCGTAACAAATTAGTTTATGACGCAAATACTGGAGAAATTCGTGATGATAGAAAATATATGTCTATGCTTGAAGATTTTTGGCTGCCCAGAAGAGAGGGTGGTAGAGGAACAGAGATCACAACTCTCCCAGGAGGTCAAAATCTAGGAGAACTTGCTGATATTGAATATTTTCAAAAAAAATTATATCGTGCATTAGGTGTTCCTGAAACAAGAATTGCTGGTGGTGGAGATGGATTTAATCTTGGAAGATCGTCAGAAATTCTAAGAGATGAATTAAAATTTTCCAAATTTGTTGGGAGACTTAGAAAAAGATTTGCGTTGATGTTTAACGATATGTTAAGAACTCAACTTATTTTGAAGAATATTGTTTCTCCAGATGATTGGGAAAAAATGGAAGATCATATTCAATATGATTTTCTGTATGATAATCATTTTTCTGAACTTAAAGAAGCAGAAATTCTTACAAACCGATTGACGCTTTTGACAACTGCTGAACCATACATTGGAAAATATTTTTCAACTGAATACGTTCGTAAGAAAATTCTTCGCCAAACTGACTCTGAAATCATTGACATTGATGGGCAAATTGAAGATGAAATTTCAAAAGGAATACTTCCAGATCCAAATGCCCCAGTAGATGAAATGGGTAATCCATTACCTCCCGGTGGTGGAGAAGGTGCAGGTCAAGCAATAGAGCAAGGTGCTGGTGGAGAAGTTCCTATAGAACCATCTGTAGATGTATCTCAAGTAGAGTTGCCAGAACCTAAAGGTGGCAAAATATAAATAGTTTCATATTTGTAAAAATAATTTATGGAAGATCTTATCGATTTGATTGCAACTGACAGTAGTGCCTCAGAAATTTCTGACGGCATTAAAAATATTTTATTTGCTAAAGCGGCAGATAGAATTAATTATCTTCGTCCAGAGGTTGCAAATATTATGTTTGGAGATAATTCAAACGAAGGAGATGCTGAATAATGGCAATTAAAATAGTTCAAAATGTAGGTGCAATTTCTCCCACAGTATCTGTAGCTGCGACTAGTAATCCTATTGCATTAAAAAGTGGATATATTAGAGTTTCTACAGGATTAACATCAGTTTATGTAGATATTGGTTCAAATCCTACAGTAACATCAGATTCTTTTCATATACCGCCATATAATGCTGAAGTTATAAAAGAAAGAATTGCTAGGCAACAAATTTCTGGAATTACAACTGGAACAAGCACAGTAATTACTTTTTCAAACAATGCAGGAAATCCTTTCTTGATTGGTGATTATGTTACCATTGAAAATGCACAACCTTCTGGAATTAATACAGTTCACCAAGAAATTACATCCGCAACTGATTCTTCAATAACAATCGCAGCAAATACCTCATCGGTAGTTGGTGTCATTACAGTAACTGGTGCAACAGTATCTAGAAGTGTAAAAGTTGCTGCACTTGCAGCAAGCACTGCAACAAGTATAAGTATATCAGAAGTAGTTCAATTAGTTTCCGAATAAAAATGAAACTCATCACAGAAGAAATTCAAAAAGTAGAATTTATTACCGAAGGTAAAGGCACTAATAAACAGTGCTATATCAAAGGCATTTTCTTGCAAGCAGAACAAGTTAACAGAAATGGTAGAATGTATCCTCTTTCTGTTATGGAAAGAGAAGTAAATCGTTATAATGAAAATTTTGTTGTAAAAGGTCGTGCTCTTGGAGAACTTGGACACCCTGATGGACCTACCGTAAATCTTGATCGTGTTTCACATAAAATTTGTGAGCTTTATAGAGATGGTAACAACTTTATTGGAAAAGCAAAACTTCTTGAAACACCAATGGGTAAGATTGCAAAATCTCTTATCAGTGAAGGAGTTTGTCTTGGTGTTTCTTCTCGTGGTGTAGGCTCACTTAAAATAACCAATGAAGGTCATAAGATCGTTGGTGAAGATTTTATGTTAGCAACTGCTGCTGATATTGTTGCCGATCCTTCTGCTCCTGATGCATTTGTTCAGGGAATTATGGAAGGAAAGGAATGGATTTGGGATGGCGGAATTCTCCGTGAGCAATTTGTAGAGTCAACAAAGCGTAGAATTAATACTCTAGTTGATGAAAGAATTCTTCAAGAACATAAAGTTCAATTGTTCCAAGAATTTCTTTCAAATCTATAATTTATAAATAAATATAGATTAAATATTCACAATCTAAAACAAATGTCCGTTGGTAGAAATTTACAAGAAATGGAAAACGTAGTAACCAAAGGGGCTGCACCTGCCGAACCAATGCATAACATTGCCCAAAATGCTTCTGGAGTTGCTACTCCAGGACAAACTGGTGGTTGGGAAGATTTAGGTGGTCCTACTCCAGAAAATTATCGTCCAGATGATTCTTCAGCAGAATTAAAAACTCCTGGAGCAACTCTTGCTCAAGTAAGAGATGTTGTTAATGCTAAGGCATCTGCTGCTGAACCAATGCATACTCTTGCTAAAGAAGAAGTCGAAGACGAAGATGAACTTGTCGAAGACGAAGTTTCTGAAGATGAAGTTTCTGAGGATGGGGAAGAGGTTGTAGCAGAAGCTAAAAAGAAAGAAGAAGAGGAAGAGGATGAGGAGGAAGAGGATGAGGATGAAGAGGATGAGAAAGAAGTTAAAGAAAACTTTGACATCGAAGAAGATGTAAATGCTCTTCTTGCCGGTGAAGATCTTTCCGAGGAATTCCAAGAGAAAGCACGCACTATTTTTGAAGCAGCAATTCGCTCAAAAGTTTCGGAAATCAAAGAGCAACTTGAAGAATCATATGCTGTTGCTCTTGTAGAAGAACTACAAGATATTAAAGAAAGTTTAACTGATCGTGTTGATGCATACCTTGAGTATGTTGCTGATGAGTGGATTCAAGAGAATGCACTTGCAGTTGAGCACGGTCTTAAGACTGAAATGACTGAGTCATTCCTCAATGGAATGAAGCAACTTTTTGAAGATCATTATGTAACAATCCCTGAAGATAGATATGATGTAATCGAGAGTATGGTAGATAAACTTGATGAAATGGAAGAAAAACTCAACGAGCAAATCGAAAGAAACGTTGCTCTAAATAGAAGATTAGCAGAGTCTGTTGCTGATGTAATCTTTGCAGATGTCGCTGAGGGTCTTGCACTTTCTCAGAAGGACAAACTCGCTTCTCTTGCTGAAAATGTTGAGTTTGATGGTGAAGAGAACTATCGTGAGAAACTAGTAACTCTAAGGGAATCATATTTCCCAACCAGAACTGCTGGTACTCAAAGAAATACTGCTGAAAATCTTTCTGAGGAAACTACATTAAATCCTCAACCAATTGAGGGTTCAATGGGGGCATATCTATCAGTTCTCAGCAGAGCTTCTAAAAAGTGATTTTTAAATCATAGGTCAAACTTAAATTTTTAAAGAGGTAAAATCAAATGCAAATGTTCAATACCGAACAACTGCAGGAGAAGTGGGCACCGCTCCTTGACTATGAAGGTCTTGATTCAATCAAAGATTCTCATCGTAGAGCTGTAACCGCTATTCTGCTCGAAAACCAAGAGAGAGCACTCCGCGAAGAGCGTGAGTTTCTTTACGAGGCACCAACCAACTTCACCAGTACTTCAACTGGATCTGGTACAGGTCTAAGTGGTGCTTCAACTGGCGCAATGCAAGGTTTCGACCCTGTTCTAATTTCCTTAATTCGCCGCTCAATGCCCAATCTGATCGCTTACGATCTTTGTGGCGTTCAACCAATGAACGGTCCTACCGGACTGATCTTCGCAATGCGTTCACGTTATACCAACCAGTCTGGAACCGAAACCTTCTACAATGAAGTAGATTCGGCATTCTCTGGTCAGAGTGCATCGTTCGATCAAACCGAAGGATGGACAAATGGCACTGTTGGTATGGGTACTACTGCACAAGCTGGCAGCAACCCTTCAATCCTTGATGCTACCAACGCCAACCAACAAGCATATAATGTTGGTCAGGGTATGAGAACTGACAATGCAGAATCGCTTGGCGAATCTGATCAGTTCAACCAGATGGCTTTCTCAATCGAGAAGGTTACTGTTACTGCTAAGAGTCGTGCTCTGAAAGCAGAATACAGCCTTGAGCTTGCTCAGGATCTGAAAGCAATTCATGGTCTGAATGCAGAAGCTGAGCTTGCTAACATCCTCAGCACTGAAATTCTTGCTGAAATTAACCGTGAAGTTATCAGAACAATCTATAAGGTTGCTAAGCCTGGTGCTCAAGTAAATACTGCTACCGCAGGAACTTTTGACCTCGACGTTGACTCTAACGGTCGTTGGTCTGTTGAGAAGTTCAAGGGTCTTATTTTCCAAATCGAGCGTGATGCAAACGCAATTGCACAGCAAACTCGTAGAGGAAAGGGCAACACTATCCTTTGCTCTGCTGACGTTGCTTCAGCACTTGCAATGGCTGGTGTTCTCGATTACACCCCAGCTCTCAACGCTAACCTGAACGTTGATGACACTGGTAACACCTTTGCTGGTGTTCTCCAAGGTAAGTATCGCGTTTATATTGATCCATATTCTGCAAACGTTGCTGCTAACCAGTTCTACGTTGTTGGATATAAGGGTTCTAGCCCATATGATGCAGGTATTTTCTACTGCCCATATGTTCCTCTGCAGATGGTTCGTGCAGTTGGAGAGAACACCTTCCAGCCCAAGATCGGATTTAAGACTCGTTATGGTATGGTTGCTAACCCATTCGCTCAGGGTATTGACGCTGGTGTAGGTGCTCTTACCACCAACGCTAACGTTTACTACAGAAGAGTTAAGGTTGCTAACCTTATGTGATTTAAATTCACACACTCATCAGACCCTCCTTTGGGAGGGTCTTTTTTTATCTAAATAGAAATAAAAAAGAATGAAAACTTTTAAGGAATTTTTAAAAGAAGCAATTCCTTTTGGTGCAATAGTATCAACAAGTTCTTATGGTCCAGGATTATATGGAAATCCAACTGCTTCTGGTATAAAATTATCACCCACAACTAGGGGAGTTGCTCATAAAACATTGCCATTGGGAAGCAAAGTAAAAATTACCGATCCTAAAAGCGGCAGATCTGTTGTTGCACCTGTTGTTGATAGGGGTCCATATCACGGAGATCGTAAATTTGACTTAACTACACAAACAACAAAAGATCTTGGATATAAAGATTATAAACAGTTTGGTGTAAGAGATCTTGATGTTACACCAATACCAAAAGAAAAACCAAAACCAAAAATTCCTGATTTAGGAGTTAAAGTGAATATGAATATTCCAAAAATAGTTCCAACTAAGAAAAAATAATGGCGAATTGTAATTTTCCAAATCAAATTGCAAATAGAAATTTTCTTTCTCCTGTAGGATTTAAACTTACCATTGCAAAATATCCTAAGGTTGGATTTTTTTGCAATTCAGCTAGAATTCCAGAGATTTCTTTAACATCTGTTATTCAACCATCATACCTTAAGGATCTTGATGTTCCAGGAACAAAACCAACTTATGGTGATTTGAACATTAGATTTTTAGTTGATGAAAATATGGAAAATTATGTGTCAATACATAATTGGATTACTGGTTTGGGTTTCCCAGAAACAACACAGCAATATAGAGATTTAATTACAGAAAATGGAGTTCAAGATTCAAAAGAAGCATTTAGTGACGGAAGTCTTTACATTTTAAATAGTAATTTCAATACAATATCAATTATAAAATTTAAAGATTTATTTCCCTTTTCTTTATCATCTTTAGAATTTGATGCAACACAAACTGACATTCAATACTTTACAGCAGAGGTAACTTTCAAGTATACTGTATATAATATTCTAGGAACTGATGGAAATCCTTTATGAATCTTTATAAATAATTTTGCTCTAATTGGTTGGCGCTTTTTAGAGATGGGTAGAGAAATCTACCCTATTTTATTATAAATAGTAATGCCAACCAAAATAGAAGCAGATGAAAGACCAAAAAAGGTTCTATACCTACGCATATTTGCGTAAAAACGGTACTCCGTACTATGTTGGAAAAGGTGAGAAATCTAGAGCATATAATAAAAACCATAATAATGTATATGTCCCACCAAAAAATAGAATTTTATTTTTAAAGAAAAATCTTACAGAAGAACAAGCATTCAAACACGAGATCTATATGATTGCTGTTTTTGGTAGAAAAGATTTAGAAACAGGTATTCTTCATAACAGAACTAATGGTGGGGATGGATCTTCTGGAAGAATAGCAACAGAAAATCAAAAAAAGAAACAAAGTGAAAAAATGAAGGGAAGAAATGGTCCTGTAATAAGTGAAGAGGGTAGGAAAAAATTATCCCAAATTATGAGAGGTAATAAAAGAGGAAAACCTCACACACAAGAAACTAAAGATAAAATAAGTAAAGCACATAAAGGAAAAAAACTCACAGAAGAACATAAGAAAAAATTAACTGAATCTCACATAGGTATTAAAAAAGGTACTTGCAGTCAAAAAACCAAAGATAAAATAAGTAGAGCACATAAAGATAAAAAACATTATCCACCCTCACAAAAAGGAACAAAATGGTGGAATAATGGACAAATAAACAAAAGAAATGTAGAATGTCCAGGAGAAGAATGGTGTTTGGGGAAATTATTAAATGTCAATTGATTTGGAAAAACTTCAGGAAATGTGGCAGAAAGATTCTGTCATTGATCCTGATAACTTGCACGATGAATCTTTAAAAATTCCACAACTTCATTCCAAATATTATACCATATACAATACAATCACTCTCCTGAGAGAAAAGGCAAGAGAAACTTATAGTAGGGCCAAATTAGAAAGATACAACTACTACACAGGAAAGGCACCAGCAGAGGTTTATGTTGAAGAACCATTCCCATATAAAGTTAGAGACAAAGAGGCGTTACAGAGGCATCTGGATGCTGATGAGAGACTGAATAAAATAGATCTTAAAATCAGATACTATGACATTATGTTGAAGTTTCTTGAGGAGATTATCAAGACAGTTTCTAATAGAACTTTTCAAATCAAGAACGCAATTGAATGGAACCGTTTCCAAGCAGGGTTTAATTAACAGAAATAAATAATCATAACTGATATGTTATGAATGTCACATTTGATTATTTCAAAGAAGAACGAGGTATTTCTTCAAGTTGAAGCAGATCCACACGTCTACTATGAGTTAAGAGACGCATTTCAATTTGAAGTTCCAAATGCTAAATTTGCACCAGCCTACAAAAATAAGTGGTGGGATGGTTACATTTATTTGTTTAACGTTAATACGAGAGAAATATACGTTGGTCTATTAGATAAACTCATAAGATTCTGTGAGCAGCACGAATACACTTATGAGTTTCGAAACAATAAGTATTATGGTCTTCCTTTTGAGGTAAATGAGCACATCTCAAAGGAAGGTGTGAAAGACTATATGACTTCTATTTGCAAGTACGCTCCCCGTGAGTACCAAGTTGAGGGAGTATACGACGCTTTAAAACATAATCGAAAGTTGTTGATATCTCCAACTGCCTCTGGAAAGTCGTTGATGATATATTCAATTGTGAGATATTACGTTGAGAAAGGACAAAGTATTCTCGTAGTTGTCCCAACGACATCCCTTGTAGAACAGATGTATAAAGATTTTGAAGATTATGGGTTTGATGTGGGATCATACTGCCACAAAATATATGCTGGAAAAGAAAGAGAAACAAACTCTCAGGTAATTATCACTACCTGGCAGTCCATCTACAAACTTCCCCGACAATATTTCTCACGATTTAATGTGGTAGTAGGAGATGAAGCACACCAGTTTAAATCAAAGTCATTAGTATCTATAATGACAAAACTTTCTGACTGCAAATATAGATTTGGATTTACTGGAACTTTAGATGGATCACAAACTCATAAATGGGTTTTAGAGGGATTATTTGGTCCTTCTTATAAGATTATTAAAACTGATGAGTTAATGAAGAAAGGTCATGTTGCTACATTAGACATTAACATTCTTCTATTGAAACACCCACCCAACCGTTTTGAAACATTTGAAGATGAAGTTCAATATATTATTAATCATGAAAAAAGAAATAAATTTATTAAGAATCTTGCTCTCGATTTAAAAGGAAACACTCTAATTCTCTTTGCCCGTGTTGAAGGTCACGGACAACCCTTATACGAATTAATAAATAAAAGTATCAGTGATGATCGCCATGTATTCTTTGTGCATGGTGGTGTTGATACTGAAGATAGAGAAAAAGTACGTGAAATTACTGAAAAAGAAAATAATGCAATTATTGTGGCATCCTATGGAACGTTTAGTACAGGAATTAACATTAAGAATTTACATAATGTTATTTTTGCATCACCTTCGAAATCTAGAATCCGTAATCTCCAGTCAATTGGTAGAGTTTTAAGAAAAGGAAATAATAAGACAAAAGCAACTCTATATGACATTGCCGATGATATCAGCTATAAGTCAAGAAAGAACTATACCCTCAATCACTTAATTGAAAGGATCAAAGTCTATAATGAAGAAAACTTTAATTATGATATTGTAAATATACCGTTTAAAAACTAATGGGAGATGAATTTTACGCAATTATAAAACTAATATCTGGTGAAGAAATTCTATCGTTAGTCTTAATTGATGAGAATGATGGAGATCCAGTCTTAGTGCTTCAAAATCCAGTAACTATGAAATCTTATAGTAATCAACATGGAACTTACCTTAAGGTTAAACCTTGGATAGAATTATCTAATGATGATTTCTTTATTATAAAACTTGATAAGATTATTACTATGACTGAAACTACAGATAAAAGAATGATTGATATTTACAATAACTACATTGAAGATGATGATAGTATTGATGTTTACAATCCTTCAGGTCAAGTAAAACCGTCTCCTAAGATGGGATATCTCTCTTCCGTTGAAGATGCCCGCAAAAGACTTGAAAGAATATTCAAAGGTCTTAAAGAAAGCTAAACTCTCATCTTCAACCAGAACAAAGGTATTCTACACACAATATTATAACTTGTCAAGCCCCCCTATGTTGTGGTATAATAAGCATAACCTATATTATATAAGTCCAATGCTATGCCTAAGAAAAAGACAGAACATTATGTAAACAACAAAGAACTTCTAGAAGCAATGATTGTGTATCGATCCAAGGTCGAAAAGTCATTCAATGAGAAGTTCGATAGAAACCCCACTAAAGAAGATAGAGGCAAGCATTGGGAAGGTAAACCACCCATTCCGAATTATCTTGGAGAGTGTTTTCTGAAGATTGCCACTCACCTTTCATATAAACCAAACTTTGTGAATTATATGTTCCGTGAGGATATGATTTCTGATGGCATTGAAAACTGTGTTCAGTACATTCATAACTTTGATCCAGAAAAGTCTAAGAATCCTTTCGCTTATTTCACTCAGATTATTCACTACGCATTCCTGAGAAGAATTCAAAAGGAAAAGAAGCAACTGGATATTAAGACCAAGATCATTGAACGCACTGGGTTTGATGAGGTTATGGTTGTTGATGATAGCTTGCTTTCTGGGCACAGTTCAGAGTATAATGGGATTAAAGATGCTATTCAATACCGCAACAAATGAAGGTAGCAATTATCACCGATAGTCACTATGGTGCCAAAAAAGGGTCTAAACATCTCCACGATTATTTCGAACTTTTTTACAAGAATGTATTTTTTCCTGCCCTTGAAGAAAATAATGTAGAGGCAGTGATTCATATGGGAGATGCCTTTGATAGTCGGAAGTCGATTGACTATCAAAGTCTTGAATGGGCAAAGAGGGTTGTATTTGACCCTCTTAAAAAGTATGAAGTCCATATGATTATTGGTAATCACGATACTTACTATAAGAATACCAATAGTGTAAATTCTCCAGAACTTCTCCTTCAGACGTATTCTAATATAAAGACTTATAGTGACCCGACTGAAGTTAATATTGGTGGATTAAAGATTTTATTTTTACCATGGATTAATCAAGAAAATGAAACAAAAACTCTTAAAATTATTGAAAAGACGACTAGCAAATGTGCGATGGGGCATCTTGAACTCCAAGGATTTAGAGTTAATCGACAACTCATCATGGAGCATGGTTTGGAGAGCAAACTATTTGAGAAGTTCGATAGGGTCTACTCGGGACACTATCACACTCGATCAAATAACGGAAAAGTTTTCTATCTAGGTAATCCTTATGAGATGTATTGGACTGATGTGAACGATACTCGGGGATTTCATATTTTTGATACGGAAACATTAGAGCATACTCCAATCAACAATCCTTATAAATTATTCTATAACATTTATTATGAGGATACTCCTTACCAACTATTCGACACTACCGAATATGAAAACAAGATTGTCAAAGTAATCGTTCGTAAAAAATCTAAACAAAAAGATTTTGAGAAGTTTATCGACAAACTTTACACGGCAGGAATCCAAGATCTCAAGATTGTAGAAAACTTTGATATTCAGGAAAACGAAGATTTTGAGATTGATGAAGAAGAAAATACAATGTCAATTCTAAATCGTTATATTGACGAAGCAGAGTTTGAATTTGATAAAAACATCATCAAAGGTATTTTTCAAGATCTTTATCGACAAGCTTGCGAGGTAGAGTAAATGTTTCTTCTCACGCTCAAAGATAGAAAAGACGATGGTGCTTATGCTGTCCAAGACCAATATGGACATAAAGTTTTATTTCTCTTTGAAGAAGAAGATGATGCTACTCGATATGCTTTGATGCTTGAAGACCAAGAAGACCAAGAAATGGATGTTGTTGAAGTTGACGACGACCTTGCCATAAAGACTTGTAAATTGTATAATTACAAGTATGCTGTGATCACTCCTGACGATATCGTAATTCCTCCTAAAAATGCTAGTATTTCACAAGATTAGATACAAGAATTTCCTTTCATCGGGGAATCAATTTACTGAGATTGACTTTGAAAAAAATCATACCAATCTAATCATCGGTACAAACGGTGCTGGAAAGTCAACGGTATTGGATGCTCTTACCTTTGCTCTTTTCAATAAACCGTTTCGGAAAATCAATAAACCACAATTAGTCAATACTACAAACGAAAAAGATTGTTTAGTTGAAATTGAATTCTCAACGAATAGTAGAGATTATCTTGTCCGTCGTGGAATTAAACCAAATGTATTTGATATTGAGGTAAATGGCAGTCCTCTGCACAAGGAAGCAGACGACCGTGCCAATCAGAGAATTCTAGAGGAGAACATTCTCAAGGTAAATTATAAGTCTTTTACTCAGATTGTTATTCTGGGTAGTAGTACCTTTGTGCCTTTTATGCAACTTCCAACGGCACATCGTCGGGAAGTTATTGAAGATCTTTTGGATATTCGTATTTTCTCTGCGATGAATAATCTCATCAAGGATAGAATTCGCACACAGAAAGACCAAGTGAAATCTCTTGAGTTGCGTAAGGAGAATTTGAAAGAGAAGATGAAGATGCAGAAAAACTTCATCGAAGAACTTGAGAATCGTGGAAATGCCAATATAAATGCCAATAAAGAAAAGATTGCCAATTTAGACAAAGAAGTTGGCATTTATATGATTGAAAATGCTAAGACTGAAGAGGGTATTGTTCAATATACAAAGGAGCAGGAAGAAGTTGTTGGTGCCAGTGAAAAGTTAGTAAAACTAAACAATCTCAGAGGTAAAATCTCCCAGAAAGTATCTGTCATTACGAAAGAGCATAAGTTTTTCACTGAAAATACGGTGTGCCCTACTTGTACTCAGACAATTGAGGAAGAGTTTCGGTTAAATAGAATTACAGACGCTCAAAATAAAGCAAAGGAACTCAAGAAGGGTTATGAAGACCTGGAAGAGACTATAAAGATAGAACAAGAACGAGAGCGTCAATTCATTGCTCTATCTAAGGAGATTACAAAACTCAACCATGAGATTTCTCAAAACAATACTAGGATTTCCCTCAACCAGAGACAAATCCGAGATCTTGAAACTGAAATTCAAACAATT